TGCCCCTCCCGCACGATTCCGGTGCATCCGGGGCGACAACAGCGAGTGCCGCGCTGCTCTGTCCAGTGGGCTGCGGCACCACCAGCCGCCAGCGCGCCCTGCTGCTCAGCCTCTACGACCAACGCCCGGCCGGCGCGGGTGAGCGGCAGCTGCGGCGGCAGCAGGAGCTGCTGTTGATCGCCCGCCGCCTCGGGGAGCTGCTGGCCGCTGACGACCCTGGTGCCGGCCATGGCAAGAGTCAGTGATCACCGCTCTTTGCCGCCGTGGCCCTGTTCTGGACCCAACTGGCCTCCCTGCTCGGCCCCCCAGGCCAGGTCGGACCGCCGGGAGCGCAGGGACCCCAGGGTGCAGGCGTGCCGACTGGGGGCAGCGCCGGCCAGATCCTGCGCAAACGCAGCGCCGCAGACCACGACAGCGAATGGGCAACACCTCCAGTCGTTGCTGATCCCCTCTTCATTCAGGGGAGCCCACCGACCCTGCAACAACTGGCTGGTGCCAGCCGTTATCAGTGGTGGGACACCACTGGCGGCGCCCTCACCCTCTACATCGAGGACGGGGTGAACTGATGGCCCTGCGCAATGCCTTTGACGATCTCGCCCTGGAATCCACCCTCCAGTCGCTGCGGCTGGCGGTCGCTGCCCTGACCCGCACCATCGGCCTGATGACACCTGATGTGGCCGGCCGCATGCGCGTGAGCCTCGACGCCGCCCCAGCGACTGTGGCCGCCACCCAATCCGGTACCTGGAACGTCGCTGCCGTAACCACCCTGACGACCCTGACCACCTGCTCCACCCTCACCAACCAGAGCCAGGTGGGCGGCTACAGCGCCAACGATCAGATCCCCGCCCTGATGCACCTTTCGGCCGATTCCCTGCGGCGCAACATCACCGTGAGCTGAGGTGAATTGAGATGCCCATCAGCAACGGCAACCGCAAGATCCTCGATCTCAAGCGCTGGGAGTTCTGCACCCCCGCCCCAGCCGCCACCGCCACCGGCCACTTCATCGTCTCCAGCCGGCACTACCGCCAGCAGCAGCTGCTTGTGCAGTCCAACACCGCCGCCTACCTCTACAACCCAGCAGAAGACGGCTGGGTGCAGGTGCCCTCCCCTGCCCTGGCGGGGACCTTCGGGGCGGGGGCGTGCGGAACCGCCGCATCCTTCTCTACTGGGGCGACTGCTGCAGCTTCGAGCCTCACTGCCACTGCCGGCACTACCACCACCCTCACCACCAATCAGAACCTGCAGCGGGACCTGCGCGGCTACAGCGTGCTGATCGTGGGCGGCACCAACGCTGGCCGGCTAAAGACCATCGCCGCCAACAGCCTCGGCGCCAATGCCGTGCTCACCTTCACCGAGGCGGAGGCGACGGCCTTTGATGCCACCACCCAGTACCGCCTGCTCACCCCCACCTTTTACGTGCTGAGTGCCGGCACCCTCGCCAGTGGCTCGTTCAAGCGCTACGACTTCGCAACAAACAGCTGGCTCACCCTCGCCCATACCGGCCTGCCGGCCACGATCGGCACCGATGGCCGCCTGATCGCCACCCCCGCCTGGATCGACAGCAGCTTCCGCTCCTTTGCCACAGGCACCGCCACTGGTGGCAGCAGCACCACCCTCACCAACACGGCCAAGAGCTGGACCACCAATCAGTGGGCCAACAGCCAGCTGCGGATCACTGCCGGCACCGGCGCGGGCCAGATCCGCACTGTGGCCAGCAACACCGCCGCCACCCTCACGCTGAGCAGCGCCTGGAGCACGGCTCCCGATGCCACAAGCCAGTACAGCCTGGAGGGCAACGACGATGCGCTGTACTTCATCGGCAATAACGCCGTCACGCTGTACCGCTACAGCATCAGCGCCAACAGCTGGTCCACCCTCTCCCCCACAACTGCCCGCGCTGCAGCGCCGGGGGCGGGACTTTCGGGCCACTGGATCCACTCGGTGAGTGCCAGCGACTGGAGCAATGAGAACAGCATCCGCAATGGCCGCTACCTCTATTCCTTCCGCGGCGGCGGCTCCGCGCTGCTGGACCGCTATGACATCGCCGCCAACACCTGGGAGAACGCCCTGCCCTATGCCCCGGCAACGGAGACCTTCGCGGCGGGTACCAAGCTGGCCTATAACAGCGATTTCCTCTATCTGCAGAAGGACGCCACCAGCCGCTGGTTCCGCTACGACTTCGCCCAGTCCGCCATGGACGGCTGGACCACCATGCTCTACCCGCAAGGCGCGGCGGTGGTGGGCGACACGGCCTTTGATGTGTCCTTCCGCGATGGGAATAGCGAGATTGTTTATATCTACATGCTGCTCAACACCTCGGCGGTGAGCCTGCGGCAGATGGTGATCTGAGCCCCAAAGGGGGGCAGACGGGGCAGGACTCGATTCATGGCAATAGGCAGTGACCTGCTCGGCTGCAAGGCCCGGCGCGCACTGCTTCTGCCATGGGTTCCTGGAAAACCTCCGGTTCGATCCGCGGTCCTGAGGGTCCCGCTGGTCCACAGGGCTCGCCCGGTGTGCAGGGCGTCCAGGGCCCAGCTGGTCCCCAGGGACCCCAGGGACCATCGGGTTTGCAGGGGACGCAAGGCCCGGCTGGACCATCAGGCCCCGCGGGCCCGACCGGTGCCCAGGGTGTGCAGGGCCCTGCCGGCATCGGCATCAATTTCAAGGGCCAGGTCGCGACCCTCGCGGCCCTGCCCACTGGTGCCGCCCAGGGCGATGCCTACCTGGTGCAGGCCGACGACTCCTTGCGGGTATGGGACAGCGGCACCAACAGCTGGGTGAATGGCGGCTCGATCCAGGGTCCCCAGGGCCCGGCTGGTGTGGCCGGTCCCACTGGCGCCGCTGGACCGCAGGGGCCTGCTGGCCCGCAGGGACCCCAAGGCATCCAGGGGCCCGCCGGCGCCGATGGCCTGATTGGCCCGCGCGGCACGGGCTGGTTCACAGGCACCGGTGCACCACCAGCGGTGATCGCCGGGGCGGTGGATGGCGATCTCTACCTCGATCTGGCCACCGGCACCGTCTATGTGCTCGGGCCGATCCGGGTGGCGGACCTGCCCGCCATCGGCAGCGCCTTCCAGGGCGGCTTCTATGCCGGCCTGATTAGCCATACCGCCAATGGTGTGGCTACCCATGCACTGATCATTTCGCCCAAGACCGCCGGCTCGCTGCTGAACGTGGCCTGGAAGAGCGCCAATACGTCCACGACGGGAACCACGAGCGTGTTCGACGGCTGGGCGAACAGCGAGGCGATGAACAACGCCAGCCATCCGGCCACCCAGTTCTGCCGCTCGCTCACCATCAACGGCTACGACGATTGGTATCTACCGGCCACCCAGGAGTGGGACATCCTCTGGCGGGCCTTCAAGCCGGAGGCGACTGCTGCTGGCACCTATTCCGGCGCGGGCTACGGCGCCAACCCCTATGCGGTGCCGGCGGGCGGCAACTACAGCGACAGCAATCCGGCCCTCACCTCCGTTCTCGCCTTCCGCGCCAACGGAGCGGAGACGCTGCGGCACTTCGATGAGAACTACGGCGACGATCCCTTCTTCCACTGGACCTCGACGCAGGCCGCCAGTGGCACGGCCTACCAGCGCACGACCTACATGGGCATCCAGCTGGCGGAGAGCAAGACGATCGCAACGGCCACCCAAGTGCGGGCGATCCGTCGCATCCAGGTGCTTCCCTGATGAGCCCTCACGCAGGAGGGTCTAAGCTGATGGGAACCGGCTGATGGCCAACTGGTTGCCGCGCACCCAGGTCCCCGGTCAGCGGGTGAGCGTGAGTGCCACCACCACGCCCCTGCTGCCGGGGGCCAGTGCCCTGCTGGATCTGCCTGGGCTGGGACGGCTGGGCCACTTCCTGGCCGTCAGCACCGATGCGCCGGCCTGGGTGAGCTTCTACGGCTCCGCCGCTGCCCGCGAGGCCGATGGCAGCCGGCCCATCACCCAGGACCCGGCCCCGGGGAGCGGGGTGCTGCTCGATCTGGTCACCACCGCATCTGCTCTGACCATCACGGCCCCGCCGGGCGGCACCTACTTCTCCACCGAAACCGCTGCGGCGGCGCCGCTGCTGCGGGCGGTGGTGCGCAACACCGGCACCGCCCATGCCGCCATTGTTCTCACCGTCTCCGCCGTCGTGCTCGCCCCCTGAGCCCTGATGAGCCGCACCCTGATCGACATCAGCCGCCTCGGCACCGACACCACCTGGCCTGCGGTGGCGGTGGAAGTGCATGGGTATCTGCAGAACTGGATCGCGGCGGCCAATGCCCAGGTGAGCCAGCACCAGCTGCGCATCGTCACGCCGCCCAACCCGAATGCCACGGCCACTGATCCCTGTGGCTGGCGTATCGAGGCGACCCTCTCGCAGCTCACGCCTGGCGGT